CCCAAACGCTGACAGGTGATTGCCTATACTGCCCAAGCCAACCAGTGTGATTATGATAATTCCCGCTACCGCTATTTTATTGTCGAGTGTCCATTGTTTAATTATCGCTGTCATTTCATTCTCCGGGTTAAGGGGTTATTTAAAAACAATTTCGGTAATGGAGCCAACGGGATTCATGTCCTTCTTCCCTTTGATACTTTTATTATACTTGTCAATAAGTTTGATAGCCTCATCTTCAAGCTTATTTTGAGTGACCATGACCTGCTTAAGTTGGGCAGCCAGGGTGACGGCCCTGCCTTCGTGATATACCTCATTCAATACCGCCAACGTCAGTGCATCAAGTCTCTGTTTATCTGTGCATTCCACCCTATACACCCATCTTTATCGTATTACCGTCATTAGTGTCTCGGTAAAGCTCGTTGGCCGCTGCTCCTGCTGCTCCTTGGTCTGCTCCTGATTTAAGAAGGGGCATAAAAACACCGCCATCACCATATACACTTAAAATGGTTGCCAATGCTCCTGCGTCATCGGCTGCCCGTAATCTCAGAATCCCGCTAAAAGCATCTCCTGTTCCCGCATCAGCTTGCGATGAAATATCAGCGACTGTTTGGTCAGTTGTTGCTGTGTCTGTCATGCTCATCGAGAGGGAACCAGTAGTTGTAGGGGAGGCGACATCTCCCGCAAGTTGCCTGTGGATCTTAATTTTATTCAATCCGCCATCTGTATTTACTACTTCTAATTCACCCGTAAAGTCGCCAGTAGTGCCGTTTATAGGCCCATAAACAACCCCGGCGGGCGATGTCATTGATATAACCCAGGAGGCCTTTGTTCCACTTCCAATGGTTCCAACGCAGTTCGTGACCAGTGTGGTTCCTGTATAGCTGGTTATTTGCACGACCATTCCGTTTGTTGACGGTGCTGCTGCATCAACGATCACAAGAAACATTCCAGCCAGGAATGACTTTGCTGCCGTCACGGTAAATGTTTTTGCTCCAAGGCCGATAGCAACGCTTGAGGTGCTGACATCTTGAACATCATTTAAGTCAAGTGCGACTGCTGCGTCATTCATTTCTACCTGAAATACAGGCAGTGCCCCTAAAAAAGCATCAGCCTCGTCGGAAAAGTTAAGCGGGTCTTGCCTGCTAGGCGGTGTAGGTAATGGTGTGATTGCCATGATTTAATCTCCTTATGTGATGCCTTCAACATCAAGGCTACAAATTGCGTAAGCTGGATATGATATTACAATATTAAAATCTTTATAGAAACCATAAACGATCAACGCTGGGGTATTGTCATCTCCAACGTAAACGATTAATTCCGCACGATATGAGGCGAGAATGTTTTGAACGTCAGATATTGATGCTGTTTCTACGGTCATATCAGCCGTCATTATTTTAGCGAAAGATCTTTTAACAAGAGTTTGATTACCAAATTGATCGGTCTGTTTTACTGAATAATCCCTGATCCCGATAGATGGGCTGTATTGAGTGTTCCCTAAAAAAGCCTGAGGCCCCAGGATTATCCCGCCACAAAGGGCAATCCCGTCCGCCAGGGTGATAGTGATAGTTAAAACTGCGGCAGAATATGGCGGTAAATTAAATCTGACAACATCAGTAATTACAGAATTTGATGAAAAGAAGTATGTGTACCAGTCATAAATTCCGCTTACCCCGGTGATTTCGGTTGAAAGCATACTTATTGTTTCATTGTAAACCTCGCCTTCAATTGGGTCAGTCGATACTACCTGTATCGTTGCACAAGTCATATTTAAAAAAGCAAATGAATCAACAATAACCCCTGGCTCTATCGTATAGGTAATTGACGTTGCCTGACTCGTTTGACTGCCCACTTTTTCATCAAACGCTTTCCAGCGATTCGTTGAACTTATTTCAAGCCATTTTGGGACAGCATTTAACACATCATCTTCGGGTGAATCGCCCCCGGTAACGTCCACCAGGGCCTCATAAACCTTATGCACCCCTGTCGTTGTGACGCGCACTGTGTCGCCGTCAGTGTATGACACGCCCACGCCCCACTCACCGGCTGTGCCGTCCGTTTCAGGCACGTTAGAGGCCGTCAGCATTGCATCTGTGATGGTTATCGGTCTAATTGTTTTCAATTTGTTGTCCTCTCTGCTGGCATTCCGTCATAGTCAAATCGAGTAAGGATATCCGATATTTTCCCGGTGTTTTTTGCGATCTGAAAATTGCCTACCTTTATTTCCGCTGTAAGTTCTTTAAGTAGCAGCGCCTGCTCTGGTGGTGAATCTCCACCCTTAACCGTGGCAGGGAAAGATGCATTGGGCGACACGACAAGTTCTGTGCCGTGCAAGGTGGCCCCGTATCCTGATTCTGGGCCAGTAGCTATACCGCCAGCATGGAATTGTGGCACAGATAATGCCGTGCTGACCAAAAGGGCTTCGTTTAACATGGTCAAAACTTCGCCCTCTGCCCTTTTGTAGTCGATTGCTGATACACTTGATAATTTGGCAATTTCTAAAAATGTCCTTGCTGCCGCTGGGAGTGCTGACAGGGCCTCTATGTCCCCGGTTATTGCCGTTTCAAATAATGACTTAAAACCGGCACCCGAAGTCCCTGTGATCCCCCTTATTTGATCGATAGCAGCTTGAAGGCTATCAGTGACCGACTCATATGCTTGAGCCGCCTGGCGTGCCGTGCTGGCCGCATCGGATAGCACTTTGTTTAAATCCTCTTGTAGATCTTCAACATGAGAATAATAATCATCTGCCGCCCCAGATAGTGCCAGTAGCGACACAAAGGCACGTTGTCCTGAATCTGTGGTAAGGTCAAGAGATTCAAGCAAGGCCCTGTATCCATCACGCGCATCAGGGAGTACGAGACCTAAATCAGACAATGACCCTGTGAGTTGATCTTGCAGCCGGATTTGTTTTTCGCCGTCTGAAAAAAACTTATTAAAATATATTTCTGCATTTTCATGCAAGGTTTCAAAGCCTCCCGACATCTCAACAATGGCCTCTGAAAAAGCGATTACCTGTGGGATTGTCCCAGAGAACGCCTGCCCGGTAATTTCAAGAGCGTCAAGGACAACAGCCTTATCAACCAATATCCTGGCAGCGGTTTCAAACAATCCTTCACCTAATTGCTGGTATTGCCTAAGCATACTACCGAAAAGAGCGTCAACTGCATTATCGCCAAGGGCTGAGAAATGTTCGGATAGGGCTTTACTCATTTCTTCGCCGGTCAGGTCGGTCAGGTCAATCTCCCCTCCTGGGAAAACATGATTAAGGGTGGCCTGCATATCAGCACCAAGGCCAGTGGTAAGTTCAACTAGCGTGGCACTTAAATTCTGGAATACCTTGTCAAGCAGTCCTGACACACTACTGTCAAGAGCTGTAAGCACTGTAGAATTTTCAGCATGGCCGCTTGTAAAAAAGTTCCCGGATATCCATTTTTCGATATCAGTAAATTGCTGTGAACTTACTCCGCCGCCAGCGGTCAGCGAGCCGATAGAGGCCGTACCAGTGGAAATGCCAGCCCCCACCACATCTTCAGTGACATTGCCACCAAAAATATTTCCAAGAATGCGCCCGAAGTCCCCGGCGCGGCTTCCGGTTTGGACAAAAGACGTGTTGAGGCCGCCGGTTCTGAAGATGCCCGCCACAAGGCCGGTAATATTGTCGTTTAGGTTTTTCATCTCTGAATGAATCCCGGAAAGTTCCCGAAATTGCATGTCATAGGTATCTTCGAGAAGTTCCCAACCTTTAGTGATTGACTCTGAGCCTGTACCGTCTTCTGCTCCTAATACAGTACTTGCAGGCAGTGAAGGGACTGTGGGAGAACCACCACCACCACCGCCGAAAGCAATCCCGGCAATGCCTAAAATTGAGGCCATAACTCCAACCATAGCCGCTGCGAGTGCGAACCCAACTATAGGGACTTGCCCCTGTGCTGCTACCGATGAAGCGGCTCCGGTGATCGCTGTTGTCGTATTTGCGGCATTTATGACTGTGGCCGCCCCCACTGCTGCCGTCGATTTCGCGAAATACCCGGAGATTATCGCAATATTTTTAGCGGCTTCCATTGCAAGCTCTGCCACCTGGACGACCTTTTTCAAGTCAGCCAGTTTTTTAAATTCTGATGAATCCTTGTCATACATAGACATGGCAGCGTCAAGCATTTTGCCAGTGTTGTCTATTGTACTGTTTACATACTTGTTTTCATTTTCAAACTTTTCTTTTAATAGTTCCATCTGTTCAGCGTGTGCTCTTGCGTCAGCGGCGGCCACGTCTTCGGTTGCGATTATCGCCGCTTGCCTTTTGGCTTCTATCAGGTCAAGGCTTTTCTGGTGATAGGTTTCTTCAAAACCGATCAAGTCTTCATAATAACTGGCCTGCTTGGCAAGGTCATCAATAAGGGCATCAACATCAAAAAGTGGTTCTAATGCCCTAGATTGAACCTCTGAGCGTTCCTGCGCTTTCAATAACCAAAAGTCTGTATAGTCTTCCTCAGCCTTAATCCGAGACTCGTTCATTGCTTTTTCAGCTTCGGCTATTTTTGCCAAGGCATCCAGGGACGCGCTCTCTCTTTTTGATATTGCCGCCGCCTGCATACGGGCTGTTTCCAGTGCCTCTTCCGCTAATCTTTTTTCCTCTTTTCCTTCAGGGGTTAGGGATTTTATGAGTTTTGCCCTGCGTTCAAGCAGCATGTTAAGCTCTTCATTTACCTTTAACGACCCAGCCTCTCCTGCCCAAAACTCTTTGGCATCGGATATGAGAAAACCCCAAAAATCAGCGGCATCGGAGAAGATATCACCCCAAAAATCAGCGGCATCAGATAAGACAGTATTCTGTTTTAATTTTTCTAGGGCGATTTGAACGTCAAGAATGTTAATTGCTACACCAACCCCCCAATCATTCCACTCTTCTTTATTTTTTTCAAGTTCTTTGTTTAGGTCTTTTATATTCCCTGTGATAGCAAATATTATTTCAGCAAGGGCAGGGGTAAATGCTGCGCCAAACAAGACTTTTAAATTATCAAGATGTCGTTTTAATGACAACACCTGCTTTCCGGCGGTTTCCATTGCCGCCTCATAAGAACCAGCTATTTTCGTACCCTCTTGGATCACTGCGTTTGTCCGGGCCTGGATTTTTTGAAGATCTGTCAGCGCCTTGACGTTGACACCTAACGATGCTGCCAGCGCCTTATAGCTTTTCTGGAAGTTAACATTAAGCCCAATAGTCGTTAAAATCCTTGGCATACCGCGCTGGATTCCCAATATCATTCGCTCAAAAGATTCCGAACTGTTTATATTTCCAATAACAGCCGCATCCTGTGCGATCCGGGCCAAGTCGCTTGATTTAGTCAAGTCAATCTGTGCCTGTGCCATCCGCACAATAGTGGTTCGGCTTTCCACCATAGCAATACCGGCTTTCTGTAAGCCCTTGGCAAATACTTCCATCTGGGCGCCTGAGAACCCGGCGTTGTTGCCCACTACCCGCATGACCACGCCAAGAGTCTCATAGCGGGCCGCAAGCATGGTAGCATCCTTGATATACCGCGCCATCTTCAAAGCTGCATAAGCAATGCCCAGGGCAATGACAATGGCCCTTAACTTGCTAAAGCTTGACGTTACTCCCTCCGTAGCCTTCTCTGTTTTCTTGCTGTCACCTGTGAGTTTATTCAGGTCTTTTGAGGCCGTGACCACGCCTTTTGAATCGACTTTTATAAAAAGAGTTGCTAAATCGGCCATTATTTTTTACCTGCCTCAATCAGAAAAACTCGATCAATTTGTTTTATCACGTTTATTTCCCAGGCGGTTGGTTCTGTTTTTGTCAGGTTCGCCCATGACTCTATTTCAATATACGACAACGACATCGGGTATCCCTCTGTATAGTTCCTGCTGCCTGAAAGCTCACAAAACCAACCCCAGATATACTGAATGCAATAATGGTATTCAGCCGGTTCAAGCTCGGCGATTGGTTTTTTTGTCTGTCGCTGCGCTGCTTCAAGGTTTTCCCTATCCGTTGAGCCGTCTTTTCGAGTTTTGTTTAGTTGAAATTCCTTCTCGGCGTATCCCAGAAGACCCCAGCCTGTTCCAGGGTCTTCTTTCGTACCACTCGCACCGATCAGGCTTAGATAAAATTTGCCCTGTCACCGATTGCAGTATCAACCTGCTCCTTGATCCAGGGGAAACGCTCATAAATCATAACGGCATTATCAGTTGAGAACTCGATTTCTTTTTTGTCAATAACAATACCGGACCACCTGGTTGTGCAAGCGGCAAGTAACAAAACACCATCGCTCTCAATTTCTTCAACCGGCACAGGTGCGGTGTTTCTGAACCCGCCTTTAGACATTTTCGCCATACGCTTCTTGTTCTGGCCCCGGCTGACTTTCTGGAAAGCGTCTGAATCCTTACCTAAAACGTTGATAGTTATTTCAAGGTCTTCATTGGTTCCAGGGTGATAGATTCTAACATCAAAACCCTCATTAGAACCTTTCACCGTGTCGATTGTCGCAAGATCAATTACTTTTTTGTCTGCCATTTTCTTTTCCTCCTCCTGGTTAATGTTTATGAACGTTAACAATTAACGTTCCTATTTATGCTACTGTTGAATCCTGAATGCTCAAGGTTGTTGCAAGAGTATCTGTTGCGGTCGCCCCGGTGTCTGCTCCTGCGTTAATATCAATGAGGGCTGTGAATGGCATGGTCTGAACTATGCCTTTCTCGCCATCATCTTTTGCAGCCCCGCCAACTTTTACTCTGGGCAAAGTGAATGCCATAAAATCAGCATCCCCGTCGCTGCCGGTCGTAAATGCAGCGGCGATAGTGACCTCTGTTTCGTTGTCGAAATAATCCCGGAATGTTGCATCCTCAAAGAATACTGTCATGTTCCCGGTAACCATGACCTTGCCATTGAAAAGGTCAGGCTTTACATTTGACCCCACAACAGGCTCGCTGGTAAGGTTCGCGGCAATTTCAATGCTAAGCCCTGTTAGCAGGGCGACCTGCACTCCTTCGACGATCAAGGCACCATTTACCGCAGCCAGAACGCCACCCGTTGAAGCTGCTAAAACCGCTGTGAAATAAGGCGAAGCCCCGGAGTTAAGCGCATTATAATTCAGTCCCATGAAGCCCATGTCAATCGTTGCCATCCCGGAAGGCGGCAGGTTTATGGACATTGTGTTTGGTTTACAATCATAAAAAACTTCGGACAAATCAATGTCGGAAAAATTATGCTCGATTGTAAACCAATCATTTGTATGGCTGGCTGTGGGTGTCCACGTTTTCTTGCCAACGCCTGTGAACGTAACAGCGTCCCCGGCAATTTTCGCATCAGCCGCGTTTCCATCAAGGAAAATTCCAGTTAAAATAAGATCAACAACGGCAGTAACAAGAAAATTTCTGTCATTGTTATCTTCGCCGGTAGTTGTCCAGCCGGTCCAGCGGCCAACATCACCAACTTTTATGCCATCCTGTAAAAATGTTGCGGTGACCGCAGAGGTGAAAGTGGCGGAAGCACCAGAGACGATGGCACATTCAATATCTGACTCGGGGCCACCAACCGGTGCGGCTACCCAATCCTTCCTCAAAATGGCGGCCATTATTAGGTTATATGTGCCGGGTGATAATTCACCATTCAGCGGACCATCCGAGGACCGCACACCATGCCGGAAATCTGCAACCTGCTGATCGGTGCGGATCTCGTTTGACTGGTATGTTTCTTTTGTAAGGTCCAGGCCGCTTGTAACGCGCCTCATGTATTGAGCTGTCGCCAAGTCTACAACCGCAACGGTTCCTTGTGTGACCTGCGGTGCCAGTATAACTTTTTTATCTACGCCTGTTGCAATGCTCATGATTTCTCCTTTATTTGGTTAAATTATTCCCGCAAACCACGGAATTTTAATAGGTATATGCCATCGGTCGCCGTCAACCCTACCCGGTGATATTTCTGGTGTTTTGTTAATCCGAACTGTTACCGCCCCAGATGTCATTGACAGCCCTCGCTTAAAAGTCGCTTGGATCAAATCCGCTCTTGCTTCTGCAACTGATGTTCCGACCTGAATTGGATAAAATAGAGATACCTGGAATATGCCTTGCTCTCTATAATAATCATCACCCATGGTCGGATTGTCGGGTTCTGCTTGCATTACATATGCCGCCTGGTACGGAGTGCCGATCACCGGCACATAATCAACATTTTCCCACGCCGTGGCCAGGGCCGGTGACATGCCTTCTAATTTAGCCTGCAATGCTGATCTGACTAAAACAATGCTCATTTCAGCCCCTTTGTTATTCCGTTAATAATCCCCTGAAACTCAACAGCCGTGATTGCCGCCATTCCATTTGGGGCCTGCCGACTATGCCCTTCTTCAAGGGGTATGATATAAGGCACTGAATTCTGGATAAAATGCACCTTACCGCCAGACTTTACCGGAACACTTTTCTGTATCCTGTTAATCGAAGCAGCCCCGGACTTGTCAATAACATCGAATTCCTGCACTACCCTTGTGCCCTCAGAATGCGACCAATTTGCCCGCGCATGGCCGCCAGTATACCCAGGGGGTGGCTTTGACTTCCAGGCGGTTGCATCGCCCACGGGGGTCCGGTTAACAAGCCTGGTGCCTATATCAAGGACCGTCTTGCGGGTCACAAGGTCGGCGTTCCCCTCTGCTTTTTTTGCGAATGCCGCTATTTGATCTGAAAAGCCCATTAAATCCTCATATTGCAATCGTAGAGTATCGGCGTTCCTGCCGGACTAAGCGTCCCTAGCGGGTCCACCAGCGTAAAAGACACGCCTGCCGCATCCGTTACCGTGT